TGGTTTGCGTGAAAGCAGGGATCGCATGGCGGTTTCTCAGAAAATGGCGGTGATGGATTATGATCCATTTGCGGCGTAAGTATAGGGAAGCGTCTTCTTTAGACGCGGCTGCTGTGACTGATTTGGCGCAGCAGTTCCATTCTCAGTCTTATCAGCGCGTTATTAATTTCAATTGGGATAAGATGTGCGATTGGGTTGATGACCGTATTTGCAGCGATGACAGTTTAGTTTTGGGTTGTTGGTCGGGTAAAGACCTTGCTGGTTGCATCATTGGCATGACGATTCAGCACCCTTATAGCGACACTCTAGTCGCTGGCGATTATATATGGTATGTTAAGCCGGAATATAGAGGTGGCATGATTGGTGTTAGGCTGATGAGGATCTTTGAAGATTGGGCGCGTGACGTTGGCGCCACTCAGATTTTGACAGGTGCGACTTCTGGCGTTAATACTGAAAGGGGCGCTGCTTTGCTTGGTCGCCTGGGTTATGTTCCTGCGGGAACTTTGACATATAAGGATGTTTAGTTATGGGCGGTGCTTGTAGTGCTATTTCAAATGCTTTCTCGGGTCCCAGTAATCCAACTGGAGATAGTGGTGGGGCTCCAAGAGGTTCCACTATGAATAGACCAGCAAATTCTTTTTTTACTACGTTAAAAATGGATTTGGGTTTAGAGCCTAAAAATGATGCTTATGAGCGAGAGCTCCCCGAGCGTGCGCGTAGGACTAGCGCGATAGTTGACAGAAACATGGCGAACATGCTGAAGGACGATAAACGTCTCACATCTGGCCCTGTTGCTTCAGCTCCTGTTGCTTCTTCTGGTATTTCTGCGGCTTCTTCAGCTCCTAGCTCTGATGCTGTTAAGGCTGCTGGTGAGGCAGCGTTTGATGATGTTGATTCTTCTGCGTCTCCCGGCGCTTCTGTTGGCACAGCGGCTGGCGGAAAAGAGCTTGCTGACACTGCTACGTCTGTTGGCGGCGCAGAAGACGATGCTTTAAAGGTTGCTACAAAAGGGCGAAGATCGACTATCTTAACAAAGCCGGGTGGTTTGCTTGATAGCGAAGAAGACACGCCAACGCGCCGGCGCCGGTCATTGATTGGATAGCATTATGCTTATTAAGAAAAAGAAGCTGGGCAATATTGCAGGGATTATGGGCGGCAATGCTTCCCAGCCTGCTGCGTTGTTGGGGCAGTCTACTGTTGATCCTTTGGAGCGCGCACAGCAGAAGATGGCTGGCCGGACGCAAGGCGGTGCGGTTGAGGGTATTACTGGTTCTAAATCGCGCCCTAAGCGCACATTGATGACAAGTTATGGGATGAAATAATGGTAGAAGTAAACCCTTTAGTTGCCCGTTTAGATAAGCGATACAAGACGTTACAAAGCCAAAGATCCAATTGGGAGTCTCATTGGCAGGAGCTTGCTGATTTTATGTTGCCTCGCAAGGCTGACATTACCAAGAAGCGCACCCAGGGCGACAAGCGCACTGAAAGGATTTTCGACGGCACGGCCATTCACGCTGTTGAGTTGTTGGCGTCTTCATTGCACGGCATGCTGACTTCGCCAAGTACACCTTGGTTTTCAATGCGTTACCGCGACACCGCTTTGCAGCGCGACGATGCAGCGAATGAGTGGTTAGAGATCTGCATGGATCAGATGTACCAGCATTTCAATCGGTCTAACTTTCAGCAAGAGATCCATGAGCTTTATTATGACTTGGTTGTTTTTGGCACGGGGTCTTTTTACGTTGAGTCTGAAGAAGGTGGCTTGCGGTTTGCGTGTCGCCATATTGCCGAGGTTTGCATAAGTGAAGATCCTAGCGGCAGGGTTGATACTGTTTATCGGAAGTTCAAGCTGACGGCTCGGGCGATTGCCATGCAGTTCCCTGGGGTTAAGATGCCGCGCCAGGTAGAGAAAGATTTAAAAGATGATCCCTACAAGGAGCATGAGGTTGTCCACGCTGTCTTCCCGCGCGCAGAGGCGTCTGGCAAGTTAGCCAAGAACAAGCCTGTCGCGTCTGTTTATTATTTGGCCGACAATCGTGAGCTGCTTTCTGAGGGCGGCTTTGATGAGTTTCCGTTTATGTGTCCGCGTTTTGTTAAGGATAGCGTTTCTACTTACGGCAGATCGCCGGCAATGACTGCGTTGCCTGATGTTAAAATGCTGAACAAGATGTCTGAAACGACAATCAAGGCGGCTCAAAAGCAGATTGATCCTCCTTTAATGGTTCCAGATGACGGGTTTATGATGCCCGTGCGCACTACACCTGGCGCGTTAAACTTTTACCGCTCGGGTACACGGGATCGCTTGGAGCCTTTAAACATTGGGGCAAACAATCCTTTAGGTTTAAATATGGAAGAGCAGCGCCGGAATGCAATTCGGCAAGCGTTTTATGTAGATCAGTTGTTGTTAGGCCAAGGCGCGAACATGACAGCGACTGAGGTTTTGCAAAGAAACGAAGAGAAGATGCGCTTGCTTGGGCCTGTTTTAGGACGGTTGCAAGCCGAATTACTCCAGCCGCTGATCGACCGTTCCTTTGCATTACTTCTGCGCGCTGGCTTGCTTCCAGAGCCGCCTGAAGAATTGCAGGGGCAAAACATTGATATTGAATATGTTTCTCCTTTAGCTAAGGCTCAAAAGCTTACAGACTTGCAGGCTATGCTGCGCGGGTTTGAAATTTTGCTTCAGGTTAGTGAGGTTGCGCCTGTTACGGATTACTTGGACGGCGACAAGATGGTTCAGTATTTGGTTGAGACAGCAGGCTTGCCGGCTCGGGTTATCAGGGGTTCTGATGAGGTTGAGCAGGTTCGTCGAGAGCAGGCTGAACAGGCTCGTGTACAAGAGGGCATGCAGCGTGAAATGATGGCGTCAGAGGCTGCTGGCAATGTTGCTCCATTAGTTAAGGCTGCGGGGGCGCTTGAGCAATGAAACAAATAGAGGATCTGAAGTTAGCTTACCGGCGCACTTTTAATAATGAAGATGGCGTTAGGGTAATTAAAGATCTCAAAACTCGTTTTGGGTATGAGACAACTACGTTTTCGGACAATCCTTATGAAACTGCATTTAATGAAGGTCAGCGCGCAGCGGTGCTGCTGATTGTCCGTATGCTGACCGAAGAGAAGGAAAAACAATGAGCGAAGAGGCAATCCAAGATACTGGATCTCAAGAAGTCGCAGGAGGAGCAGGAGCTGCTCCAGTAGGATTTTTGGACAGTTTACCAGAAGATTTGCGGGGTGAGCCTTCACTGCGCACGTTTACAGACCCAGCCAGCTTGGCAAAGAGTTATGTAAACGCCCAGCGCATGATCGGCGCGGATAAGATCCCAAAACCTGGCAAGAGCTGGACAGATGATCAATACAATGAGTTTTATAACTCTGTTGGCCGGCCAGACAGTGCTGATGCTTATGAGATGAATTTGGGCGATAACATGGACGAAGCCGCTGTCTCGGGCCTTAAACAGGCTATGTGGGAGGCGGGGTTACAGCCTCGGCAGGTAGATCGACTTGCTAAATTTATTGCAGATTCAGGCGAATCATCTAAAAAAGATTTTGAGAGCCGCGCTGAGAGCGCCGTTTATGAGGCAGAGCAATCTTTGCGGCAGGAGTTTGGCCAAGCTTACGAACAGCGCATAGGAATGGCGCAGAACGCCGCTAGGACGTTACTGGGCGAAGAAGGCATGAGCATGTTTGAGGATGTGCAACTTTCGGATGGTCGCAAGCTTGGGGATCACCCAGAGGTTATAAAAATGTTTTCTGCCTTGGCAGAACAGATTGGAGAGGATAACCTAGTCGGTGAACCGACTGAGTTGATAATGACGCCAGAAGAGGCGCAGCGTCAACTGAAAGAGGTTATGCGGCAAGACGGGCCGTATTTGGATGCGCAGCATCCAGAACATGATGCGTATGTTGCGGAAGCGCAGCGACTATTTGCGCTCATGTCATAGTGGATAACCTTTAGGCCCACGACATCAAGCTTGTGCGTCAAGCGGATTAGCTGCCCTAAGCAGTAGCACGGCCCCTTCAGGGATAACCACGCGCAGCAATTGTAACTGAAACGAAGCTAGGAGATGACGAAATGTCTACTCAAATCACTACAGCTTTTGTCAATCAGTTTTCTGCAAACATCCAGATGCTGTCACAGCAGATGGGTTCTCTGCTGCGTAATGCGGTAGATGTGGAAAGCGTGAATGGCGAGAAAGCTTTCTTTGACCAAGTGGGATCAGCAGCCGCTGTCCTGCGCACTTCACGCCATGCGGATACACCGATTGTGGACACACCACATTCACGCCGTATGGTTACTATGTCTGACTATGAGTATGCCGATCTGATCGACGATCAGGACAAAGTGCGGTTGCTCGTTGATCCGACTTCCACCTACAGCCGTGCTGCTGCCGCAGCTATGGGTCGCGCAATGGATGATGTTATCATTGCTGCTGCTCTCGGCAACGCCTCAACAGGCAAAGACGGTTCAACCACTACAGCATTGCCAGCAAGCCAAAAGATC